GCCGCACCTGAGGCTGCCCGGCTGATCGGTGACGCGACCCGCTCGCTGAGCGCGCGCCACCCCGGCCATGTCGACTGAATGGACCCCAACAAACTGGCGCCCACCCCGCGCCGAGAAGGTGAAAGTCATGTTTCGGAACAAGGACGAGAGCAAATGGGAATACGCCCCGAAGCAACTGAACTGGACGGATCGCGGGGAGCCGTTCGACATACTGGAATGGAAAGGAATTTGAGATGGCTGCAACCAAGGGCGATTTGCGCGGATGGTTTGATCGTGGCGTTCAGCAGGGCGCGAAATACATGATCGTGGTCTGCGATACGTTTGATTGGGATGATTATCCCGTGTTCGTTTCGCCCGATGAGGACATCGCTGCCGCCAAGAAGCGATATGACGGCACAAACATGCAGAAGATCATGGAGGTCTACGACCTGACCGCTGATCGTGAAGCGCAAATGTCTCAGCGTCGCGTCATGGCCGCGTGAAGCCCCGCACCTAATCAAATGGAGGGAAGAATGAGCGTAGCACAAGCAATGGACGACCTGATGACCGCCATGCGGGAAGACCCCGAATATGCGTGGTCGTGGTTCTGCAATCTGGCGATGCCGATTCAAGACGCAATCGGCGTGACGCACGAGCAAGCAAACATCGCTGCCGCGCACCTGATGTCGTTCCTGTTCGACCGAGATATCACGAAAGACCCGCGATACGCATACGAGAAGGGCGAGGCTCAGCGCTATCATGAGTTCCGCATCGATCTCGACGTGCAGGAAGACGCCGACCGCATCGCGAGGTCCGCATGACCAACATAGTCGAGACAATCGCGCGGACCGTTCAAGGCGCCGGCCTAATCTCCGGGTCAAAGGGATTCCTGCCGACAGCGGAAGCCATCATCACCGCTCTTGAAGCATCCGGTTACGCCATAGTGCCGGTGTCCGCCACACCGAAAGTTCTGAATGTAGCCGACAAGCTAGACATTCCACGTCGCGACGCATTCGAGTTCTACAGCCGCGCAATTCAGGCAGGAAAGGCAAAGGGATAATGACCAAGCCGGGGGGCGCGCTTGAAATAACGCTGCACGCAATCCAGCGGTATCAGCAGAGGGTCGAGAACGTCCCCGCTGCTATCGTGGTGGAGCGCCTGTGCGGCCCCGCCTTCGAATGCGCCATGAGGATGGGAAAGGCATCGGTCATCCTTCCTCAGGGCAATCGCGCCGTCATCCAAGACGGTGCCATCGTCACCGTTCTTCCCCTGCCATCGCATATCCACCGGAGGCGCAAATGAAGCTGTCCCTTGCCATGATAGGTCAGGAGGGCGGAGACGCCGTGATGATTGAGCTTCTGGATCGCATCGGCCGCCATCGTGCGCTTGCTGATGATGAAAGCCAGTTGCTCGAAAAGCTGGTGCGCCAGTCTCAATCAACAAAGGCATCAGTCTATCACAAATGGTCGCGGGAAGATGACCGCACCCTTCTCCGCGTTCAGCATCGACCAAGGGGCGTAGCGAATTACGCGAAGGAGATCGGCGTGTCTGAATATGCCGCGTGGATGCGCCTTGATCGATTGCGGAAAAAGTTAAGAGGCGCGGGGAGCGCCGGAAAGGTAGAGGGGTAAGGCTATGGGTTTGAAGGTCGCCAGCATTTCTGACGCGCTTATCGAGCAGAGACGAGATAACGCTACGCGCCTCCGCTGGAGAATTCTCGGCGCGCTCGAATACGCCAAGCAAACTGTGCACGAGAATTGATCATGGAGGTAGGCCGTCCAAGCTCATTCTCCGACGAGATAGCAATCGCAATATGCTCCCGCCTCGCAAGTGGTGAGAGTCTCCGCAAGATATGCCTTGATGAGGCCATGCCGGGGCAGACGACTGTTTATCGGTGGCTGATGGAGAATGAGGAGTTCCGGGAGCAATACGCGTGCGCGCGAGAATTACAGGCCGACACGCTGTTCGACGAATGTCAGGACATCGCTGACGATGGCAGCAACGATTACATGGGCGATGACGATAAATATAACGGGGACGCAGTTCAGCGGTCGAAGCTCAGGATCGACACGCGAAAATGGATGGCGGGGAAGCTGCGGCCGAAGAAATACGGCGACAAGACGCTGATTGGATCGGACCCCGACAATCCGCTGCCTGAGGGTTTCAGCGTCAATCTGGTGAAGAATGCGACAAGTTGACCTTCCCGCATGGGGCGGGCTTCTTTGGGACGACTACCGCCACCTTGCGCTGCACGGGGGACGCGGTGGGGCAAAGTCTCGCACGATCGCTACAGCGCTCATCCTGAAATCAACGACCAGTCATCGCCGGGTGCTGTGCGGGCGCGAGATCCAGAAGAGCATCAAGGACAGCGTGAAGCGCCTGCTTGACGACGAGATCGCGCGCCTTGGCCTGTCCAGTGTGTTCGACAGCGTGGAATCGGAGATACGGGGGCCGAACGACAGCCTGTTCCTGTTCTCCGGCATCAAGGGCAACGCAAACGCGATCAAGTCGATTGAGGGCATTACCGACTTCTGGGGCGAGGAGGCGCAGACGTTCAGCCAAGCGAGCCTTGACACGGTAATCCCGACCATCCGCGCGCCGGGGTCTTCGCTCATATGGTCGTGGAACCCTGACCTTGAGACCGACCCTATCGACGTGCTGTTTCGCGGCGAGCATGGCCCGCCGCCGCGCTCCATCGTGCGCGAGGTCAACCATGACGAGAACCCGTGGTTCCCCGAAGAGCTGCGGCTGGAGATGGAGTTCGATCGCAGCCGCGACATCGACAAGTATAACCATATCTGGCTCGGCAAATATCGGCAGAACAGCGAGGCGCGGGTCTTCCGCAACTGGCGGGTCGAGGCGTTCGACAGCCCGTCGAATGTCGAGTATCGTCTTGGCGCTGACTTCGGGTTTAGCGTCGATCCGTCCGTCGCCTTGCGATGCTGGATCGACGGCACGCAAATCTTTGTGGACTATGAGGCTTGGGGGCTGGGGATCGAGATCAATGATCTCCCGCAAATGTTCCTGTCCATCCCCGATGCCGAAAAATACTGGCTAACTGCCGACAGCTCACGGCCCGAGACGATCAGCTATCTTCGCAATCATGGCTTCCCACGCATCGCGCCGGCCATCAAGGGCGCTCGCTCCGTTGAAGAGGGGGTGCAGTTCCTCAAGTCCTATGACGTCGTGGTTCATCCACGCTGCCAGAAGCTCATCGACGAGCTGACGCATTACAGCTTCAAGACCGACCCACTGACAGGTCAGGTGCTTGGCGTTCTAGAGGACAAGAACAACCACTGCATCGACGCTCTGCGATATGCGGTGGAGGGCGCTCGCCGTGCGCTATCGGCAAAGCCCAAGGTAGTGACCGTCTCCATCCCCAAGACAGTCATGGTGGCGGGCCGCCGGTAAAACGTTAAAATGCGGCAAGCCCGCGCGGAAGTTAAACCCGCCGTGTGGCTGACGACGACGAAACCGTAACAAAGGACGCCGCTCGTCTCGACGAGGTGCACAAGCGCGCGCTCCGCCGTTTCAATGCGACTGTCGTCCCGCAAATCCCGATGCGTGAAGATGCGATGGCCGCACGCCGGTTCGTCGAAATCCCCGGCGCGCAATGGGAAGGCCCTTGGGGCGAGCAGTTCGAGAACAGCATTCGCGTCGAGATTCCCAAGATCGGGCGGGCCATCCGCAAGATCGAAACGGACTATCGCGAGAACCGCATCGTCCCCGACTTCAAGCCGGACGGCGGCGAGAGCAATCAGGACACGGCAAACACCATCGCCGGGATGCACCGTGCCGACAGCTACAAGTTCAAGGCGCAGCAGGCCCGCGACAATGCATTTCAGGAAGCCATCCGTGGTGGCTTCGGCGCCTATCGCCTGATCAACGTCCGTGAAGACGAATATGACCGCGACAATGACAAGCAGCGGATCAATCCCGGTTGCCTGATCACGGATGCTGACCAGCATGTGTTCTTCGACTTGCAGGCCAAGAGTTACGGCAAGGAAGAAGCCGAGTTCGCTTTCGTCCTGCTTCCCTATACGCCGGAGAGCTACACTGACGAGTTCGGCGACGATGTTCCGACCGAATGGCCCGACAATCTGACGCGCCCTGTTTATGACTGGTATCGCCCTGATGTCATCATGGCGTGCGAGTATTACGAGGTCGAGAAGAAGCTAGAAACGCTATACGTTCTGACGCATCCGATCATCGCCGAGCAGGAACGAATCTGGAAGTCGGAGATCGAGGAGGAGGCGCTAGCTGATCGCAAGCTTGCTGGTTGGCAGATTTCCACCCAGCGCCGCAAGCGCCGCCGCGTCCACAAGTATATCCTTTCGGGCTGCGAGGTTCTGGAGGATTGCGGCGTCATCGCCGGTTGCCGCATTCCAATTGTCCCCGTTTATGGGCAGCGGACCTTCATCGACGGCATCGAGCGCTTCAAGGGTCACGTGCAGGATCGCATGGACGCCCAGCGGCTCTACAACAGCAACGTCTCGCGCCTTGCCGAGACCAACGCCCGCTCGCCGCAGGAAATGCCTATCTTCGCAGCCGAGCAGATGCCGGACAATCTTGCGAAACTGTGGTCTCGGGCGCACATCGATCGGCTTCCCTATCTTCTTGTGAACCCTTTGACCGATCCAATCTCGGGTCAGGTGATTTCTGTCGGGCCGATTGGCAAGGTGGAGGCGCCTCAGGTCGCGCCGGTCACGGCTGCCTTGCTGCAAATCTCGAACAACGACCTGACCGAGGAAGATCAGGACGGCGCCGACGAGGTGAAGGCCAACACGTCGGCCGAGGCGATGGACATTGCCGCCGCTCGTGTTGACGCGAAGTCGGGGATCTATCTCGACAACATGCGCCAGTCTGTCGAGTGCGAGGGCGAGATTTACGTCGGCATGCTGCCCGATGTCTACGTTGAGGACGGGCGCGAAGTCGAAACCATGTCGGAAGACGGGGACGACGGCACCGAAACCCTGATGCAGCCGTATACGGACGCTCGCGGTGCTGCCAGCACGCGGAACGATTTCAGCCGTGGCAAATACAAGGTCATCGTCAGCGTGACCGAGGCGACGGCAACGCGCCGCGACAAGACTGTTCGCTCCGCGCTCAACATGGCTCAGGTGGCCTTGAGCGCGCAGGACATGGAATTCGCACAGGCCTGCATCATCACGGCTGCGATGAACAGCGATGGCGACGGGATCGAAGACTTGCAGGCCTACGCACGCAAGCGCGGCCTTTCCATCGGACTTGTCGAGCCGAACGAGGAAGAGGCTGCCGAGATGCAGCAGCAGCAAGAGGCGCAAGGCCCCGATCCTGCTACTCTGCTCGCCGAGAAGCAGGGCAACGCTCTGGACGCGCAGGCCGAGAAGGACCGCGCAAACGCCGGGAAGCTGGTTGCCGACACGGCGCAGTCGAAGGCCAAGACTATCGAAATTCTCACCGACGCAGGCGTCAAGTCGATGCCCGCCAACGATTTTGAGGGACGGCCCCTCAATAAGGCCCCCGGCGTGCCTCCATACGCTGCGTAACTGATGGTGACTTATGAATTTCAACGACCCCGAGGACGATGACGTTCTCGACCTCGATCAGATGATCGACGAAGACGAGGGTGCCGACTCTCAGGACGACCAGCAAGGCGACGATCAGCAGGACGATGAAGAGCTGACGTTCGGCGATGCCGAAGATGACGACGGAGCGCCCGATCTTCCCAAGCGCCTTCGCGAAGAGATCAAGAAACGTGACCGCGAGAATGCGTTGCTCAAGAAGCGCGTTGCCGAACTGGACAAGCCCGCTGCGCCAATCGACGTCGGCGACCGTCCGACCCGCGATCAGTTCGATTGGGACGATGACGCTTATGACGCGGCAATCGATGCCTGGAATGAGCGCCGGGTGCAAGCTCAGCAGCAAGCGGACCAGCCTAACGACTTGCAGGTGGAGGCGCAGCAGGACGTTCAGCGCCTGACGGTCGGGTTGACAACGCTCTCCTATGCAGACGCCGAGGAAGTGACGAAATCCGCCACCGAAGCGCTAACGTCGGATCAGCAGTTCGTCATCGCCTCGGCATCGAAGGAGCCTGCCAAACTGCTTTACGCGCTCGGGAAGAACCCCGAGCGCCTGAAAGCCCTTCTCGACATTCGAAACCCGGTGAAATTCATCGCCGAGGTCGCGCGCATGGAGACGCAGATGACGACACGCACGAAAACCCCTGTTCCGCCCGAGACTCAGCGGCGCGGGGACGCCCGCCCTGCCGCTTCCGCCGACAAGGAAGAGGCACGCCTTGAGAAGGAAGCGCTCCGCACCGGGGATCGCACTGCGCTGATCAAATACCGGAAGGACAAGGCCCGCAAAGCGGCCTGAAAACGTTAAAATGAACGGCGCGGCGTGGCGGGGTAATCTCGCCACGTCCGCTACCCCAGCGACCTCCGGCTGTAACGGGAGAGCCTTGCGGAAAACCCACCATTTTTGGAGCGTTTTCACATGGCTACCAGCTTTACCAAACAAGAACAGGTGATGTTCGACAAGGTCATCGAGGGCTTCGATGACATGCTCGTCATCTCCAAGGCATTCGAGCTTTACGACCCGCTGACGGCGCAAGAAGCGGTCAATGCTCAGGACAAGTTCTGGCTCCCGGCGCCGATGATCGGCAAGAGCTACGACGGCTTTGACCAGTCGTCGAACTTTGATGGCCTGACGCAGCTCAACGTCCCCGCTTCGGTCGGCTATCACAAGGCGATCCCGAAGACCCTCTCGTCCAAGAACCTCCGCAACACCTATGCGATGGACCAGTTCGGCCGCGCTGCGAAGCAGAAGCTCGCTTCGGACGTGAACCTTGCCTGCTTCAACACCGCCGCAAAATACGGCACGATCGTTTCGGCCCGCACCGGCGCCGCGACCGGCTTCGATGACGTCGCCGATTGCGATGCGCGCATGACCCGAATCGGTGTGCC